TGCTGCAGTGCCAGAACCTGTAAATTGAATACCTTTGTCAGCGGCAGATGTTAATCCAGCAAGAGCTTGTAACTCTGCATCAAGACGTGCGTTAGCTACCGTGCCAGAAAGCTGACTAGCGTCTATTGTTTTATTTGTAAGAGTTTGAGTAGCTGACGCACCGACTATTTCTTGGTCTCCACCCGGTGGTAACGTCAGCACATTTGTTACACTTGCAGAGTGTGGTTGTGCCTTAACAATTTGTCCGTGACTATTAACTTCACAATTAAACTGTATAGCACCGGGGTTGCTGTTACCACGAACTGTCACATGTCCTGTGCCTTTTGCTTCAAGGTCAAAGTCAATATTCGAATCATCACCTGTAGCAGATATCTTTGGTGCGCCACTTGTAGCGGCGTTTGTCACATCAAATTGATTTACTGCAGAGCTTGTTTTTTGAAAAATTAAAAACTCATTAGAAGAATCATCAGCAATAAAGTGTGCATCATCAATAAGTATATTGTGACTATTTGTATCTAAGTTACCACCAAGCTGAGGACTCGTATCCTCTACTATGTTTGATATGCCGCCACCTACTCCGGATACCAAGTTTCCTACTGTTACTTTACGTAATGCTGTTGCATCGTTATCATATAATAAAACTAAGTCGTTGCTTGAGTCTACAGATGTTTCTGCAGTTTGACCTGTAATAACGTTAGCGTTAACCATTGCGGTCTCGACAGCACCGTTAGCAATGGTTACAGCACCGCTGGCTGCAAGTGTAATGTCCCCTGATATAGGCTTATTGTCAAAACTGTCACTGCCGTCATGAATAAGTATATGACCTGCTGCCTCAGAAGATATGTCGGTGTCATTAAGTTCTACGAGTGTGTCTTCAGTTTGTATTTGTGCGTCAACGTATGCCTTGATAGCTTTTGCAGAAGCAAGTGTAGTATCTGTTCCAACAACGCTGGATAAATCCGTATCGAGGACTCCAGACTTAAGATTGTCCACCTCTAAATTTGAAACTGTGTTGTTATCAGCATCAATTGTTTTGTTAGTGAGTGTCTTACTTGTAGCGGAAAGATATGTATCAAACGTATCTACTGTTGTCTGCCGCATGGTGCCGTCATCATTAGTGACAATACCGTCACCCCCTGCGACTGCTGTTGTTCCAGCAGATGTATCACCATCCATAAGATTAAGTTCGGTAGCAGTTGTAGTAACGTTAGTGCCCCCAATGTCAAGGGTGGTCATGGACACTTCGCCAGCTACAGTCAGCACTCCAGATGCTAATGTAAGAAGGTCGGTATCACTAGTGTGACCTATTGTAGACCCGTCAATATTAATATTGTCTATAACTAATTGAGTGATGGCGCTATTAGTGCCTAACGTAACGCCGTCTATTGTGCCACCATCAATATTAGCGGTGCCAGCTACTAAAGCATCTGTGGTTACTGTGCCATCAAAAAATGCATCTTTAAATTCTAAAGAACTAGTGCCTAAATCAATATCATTGTTAGTGACTGGTACAATTGCACCATCCTGAAAACGGAGTTGCTCTACAGTGGAGCCAGCACCCCCCGCGTCCACAAACACACCAATTCTGTTATTACCGTTATCTACGACTATTTTATTAAGAGGAGTGGCAACGCCGGGGTCGCCAATCAAACCAATGACTGGTCCTTCCGCCGCTGTTCCATCATGTTTGTGACCAGAAGTATTTACAAAAGCCGCTAATATTTGATTAAATTCATCATTGCTATCTGCGGCTTGGATAACGTCGCCATCAGCAAACGTAGACTGTCTGGTGTAGCCTGCCATGAATTATCTCCTTGCGTCAGCTTGAAATTCTATTTGAAAACCTTTGAGGGAGTACGGAACAGACGTTCCTCTGTCATTAACTCGTAGTGCCATAGCAAATCCGCTACCCTCAATTGGTTGTCTAATGATTGGATTTATGTTACCACCATAAGTGGCTGTTCCGTATGCAGAAGTGCCATATACAGCCACTACAGTATTACTGGTGAATGGATATGCTGCAGGTCTTGGAGCGTTGCCAACTTCATAATCGTATCTTACAAATAAGTCAGCGTTTACAACACCTTCAGGTGCATAGTTAATAATTACTCTTTGGAATCTCTTTCGGATGCCTGCATCATTCATTATGAAATCAGGAGAGCGATATCTACCTGTTACATCACTACCGTCAAAGTTATTACCTTTTTCTTGACGATACACAAAACCATCAAAGTCACCGTGCAATATTACGCTATCTCCAGAAACTACTATGCTGTCTGTGCTGTTAGCTCTAATTCCACGTAAATCTGCAAACTCATAATTCTCTGGTTTACGAACACAAATTAAACCTTTAGTTTTATCTCTGTCTGTATTAGCGTTAGAAAAGAAAATTCTATACTGAGTTTTATCTGGGATTACTACACTATTAAACTCATCAACATCAGAAACGCCATCAAATCGTTCTTGCACAGGTTTACTGATTGTTCCTAACTCTACGTCTCCAATTTTCTCTGTTCCGGCAATAGTTCTCAAACCATCTTTGCTTAGGAATACTACGTCTCCTGCAAATTCTTGTATAGTAAACCCGTTAGAGCATCCTATTTTTCTGGAAACTGGCTGTACTACAAAATCAGCTATGGTGCTTCCAGCAAGTCTAAATATTCTTTCTTCACAAAAGATATATAAAAAATCTCTAAATGGGACTAGTCCCGTAATCGGGCTATCTACAGCAATTGTTCCTGCGCCATTTGCGGCGCTAAAGTCGTTATCAGTAAAAGGCGCTGTAAATATCAACTCTTGAGGGTTGCTGGACATACCAGCAAAAAATATAGCGTCTTTAAATCCTGTTACTATGGAGGGGTCAGGTGGTGCATTCGGAGTATTTATGTCAGTTACTGTGGCATCATCATATTTAGATGCAGGATTTGAGCCATCTGCCCATATTATAAACTCAGTGCCAGCTAAATTATATCTAAAGAATGTGTATCTTTTAGCGTTTGTTCTACCTGTGTCTATTTGTGTCCATGACCCTGTTGGACCCGCTTTGTGCACCTTTCCGCCTCTGGCGGCAATGACGCTACCTCGGAAATATGCTGATAATAATACAGGTTCCGTGGAGCTAGAATCTTGTGGTACTACATTAGTGTTCCACTTTTGATAACCAGATACTCTGCGATACCCACCTGTCACGGATGGTTCAAAATTTTCTAATTCTGTAGCTGTGCCCGGCTGTTGAGAAAAAGGCGTTTGGTCTAAAATTAAACCTCCTTGGCACGCATATATGAATGGGTTAACGCCAGACGTATCTGCCATGTATATCTCCTACATTGCAAACGCTTTAGTACCATATCTAGGAGAAGTTGGTATGTGCGTTGACCTCATGTAATCTGTTCGGTTAAGCAATATTGATTGCATATGTTTTATGCCCTCTTCAAAGCGAGCAAAGTTGAGTTGATATTGCTGAGCCTCGCCGCGATACTGATAGGCGTAAGCAGTTGCACCATCAACTATTATTTGTTTAAATTGTTCTGGAATTGTAGTCGTATCAGTCGCAGCAACTAACACGGTGGGACGTGAATAAAATTCATATTTTAATTCATATGCTTTATCGGGGTATGGGTATAATCCATAATTATTGTCGGGAGTTCGAAAAACATATATTGGAACAGCCCCAACTCCAGTGGTTGATTCCTGTTCAATAAATTTATCAACATATTCTTTGTAATCTAAAACACGAAGTGTCGTTGCCGCCACACCTAGCGTGGCATCTTTACTAATACGGAATGTTTCGTAATCAACATGTTGTGTTCCGGCGGGTATCGTATAACGTGTTTGAGTTGCCACTAACGTTTCTGTTTGTGTATTATGACTGAAAGGCCAGCCGTATTCTCTGTGATTTAGGTAGTTTATGGCGTCATTGACAGCATTTTTACATTGTATTTGAAATCCACGTGCGCTAGCAAATGAAGCGGCTGTCAACTCAACTTCATTCATTCTATTTAATACGCCGTTAGTTAGTTCAAGATAAGTTGACATTTCACATTACAGATAAAGTTATAGGGAGCAAGAAAATATCCCTGCTCCCTAAAGTCATTATGCGTTGTCGCGAGCTACCTCAGTTGCAAGCTCTTGAGCACCATTCACGTCTACGACGCAAGCGTATACTCTAAGTTTACCTGAAGTAACGTCAGCAGAACCTGCAATCAACTTCACATCAATGGTATCTGTAGTAGATATGAATTGAGTAAATGTTGATGCAGCACCTGTTGTGACATCATTTGCTTGACCATTACTACCCTCTGCAAGAATACCAGTAGAAGTCACGTCACCACCATCAATGATATCATCACCAGCCGCAAAGTCGATATCGACAGTTGGAGATGTGCCATTAAAAGCAGTTAGAACCTCTGCACCAGCAAACAAAACAAAAGTATTTGCAGGAATCTCAAGCAGTTGGAAAATGTCACCGTCTGTGCAGCTGTAATCAGTAATTTTACCGATATCCAGAATTGCTTCGACCATGCGCATATTCATGCCATCGCGGCTTGCTGGAAGTGCAGCAATAGAGTTTGAACTTACGCCAGCGGTTGCGCTGGAAGTCATGTCAAAAGTAGCCATTGATTACCTCCCTTAAGCAGCGTTGTACTTGGCAGTAACGATTGCTTCTGGGCGAAGAATCTTACGACCGTACAGGTGCATACCGCGAACAATGTCCGCAAAAGAATCTGGGTCACGGTATGACTCAGTCTTTGTGATTTGTGAAGCTGAAGCAATAGCTGATGAGTGGCCACCAACAAGCACACCAAAGTTAGAGTTTTGGTTTGCTGAACCAGTGGTTGCAGGACCAGTTCCAACTGATGGAAGGTTGTTAGACACATAAACATCAAAGCCATGAAGCTGAGTAACAGCCAGTCCACCTTGGATACCCGAACCACCAAAATCTGAGTTCAGAAGACGTGAGTCTTCGTCTTTCAAAAGTTCAATGAATACAGGGTCTACAACCAACCAACGTCCAGCAGAGTCTACAAACTGGCTATCTAACAGACGTGCCATACGTGCAATAACCATCAATGGTGAGGCTGTTGCAGTTGGAAGCGCTGTTGCACCAGGTAAACGAGCTGCGAGAGGAATTGAATGGTCTGCAGCAGAACCGGTTGTAATGTTACCGAAGCTATCCTTACGGAGCTTCATGCTTGTAAGAAGTTCATCAGAACCGGCGCTAGCAACAGCTTTTGAACCAGAAACAGTAGTGTTTGCAGTTCCAGCAGCAGTGCTAAGTGCAGATTGAGCAAAACCAGACAAATAACCTAGAACTTCTTGGTCATGCTGGTCACGCAAGCGGTAGCCGGCGCGGTCAGATGCCAATGATTCAAAGTTAATGTGACTGTGAGCTTCTTCGATATCATCTACTTTAAATGCAAAGTAGTTTGCCTTATCCACGACAAGGCTAAAATCTTCGTCGTCAAGGTCTTGTGGAGTAATTTGAACACCACGAGCATATTCCTTAACGGTGATTTCTGGTTCCTTGATGATACGCACTGTATCGCCAAAGTTCGCGATTTCACCGAAATAATCGGAATTAGTGATTGACTCAACAACAGAAGTTTTACGGAAGGCTTGCTGGACTTTTTGCGAGTAAATTACCGGGCTAAAGTTGCCATTCGGTAGATTACCGTATCCAGCGGCAGTTTTAAAAGCCATCGTGTCTCTCCTAATGAGGCTTAAAACACCGATTTTCTGAACACTTTAAAGGCCAGTCAGTCTAGGTATCTGCGTTGAGCAGGGCTAAACATCTCGTGGGTGGTTTAGAGAGGAAGAAAATCGTATGCCCTGCTACACTCAAGGCTACAATCAAAACTAAAAATGTCTAATAGTCTGTGTAGGACATGTTTGCGGGTTGCCTGGAGGGGCCGCTATTATATTCTTACATATTTTTTACCATATTTTTGACGGTTTGTAAAGTACAATTTACCTAGCACCGCCAGAAACATCATAAATAAAGTTGCCGGTACGCACTGCTTCAGCGATAGATTCTTCATTTTTTTCATATTCTGCAGGACGCATTTTTGCTACGTCTGACTCTCGCCATTGATTTGCTTGAGCTTTTTTTGTATCTGCAACAGAGTTTTGTCCCCGAGTTTCCACAGCCTTAGCAGCATCCTTATCAGTTTTTTTAGGACTGCTTTTTTTAGCCGCAATATCACGGTCAACTTTATACAAATCAATCGCACGCCCAGCCGCACGAGCATCATTTTCGTTTTCATATAACGCTTTTTGAACCCACTCAGGCTGTTCGGAAACCCAAGTATGGAAGTCTTCATCATTACGAATTTCGTCAAAGTCTGGGTGAATTTGCATAAGCTCTGCTTCAGCACGCTTACGGTTAGCATCTGCCTCACGCTCCGCAATGAGTTCAAGACGCTTTTCAAGTGATGAATCAAGTTCTTGCGCTTTCTTAGTAGCAATAGTTTCCACGATTTTTGCAACATCTGGGTATTTTTCTGACCAGTCTGCAATTTCTTCGTCTGTCTTAGGAAGTTGAATAGCCTCCTTAGTAGCAGTAGATAGCTGTTCTTCCAGCTTACGAATTTGTTCTTTAAAATTTTCTTCTTTCTGTTGTGCGTGCCGTCTTAGGTCGCCGTATCGTTTTTTAAAAGTTTTTTCTTCAGGGGCAAGACTTTCAGTTTCTTTCTGGTCTTGCTCTTCTTCAACCTGCTCTTGGAGCAGATTAGCGCGTTCTTCTTCTAGGCGTTGTAGTTCTGCCTCTTCCTCAGAACGGTCTTTCTTATATTTAATCGGGGTTGTTTTAATGTCTTGCTTGACAGCCATAGCTTCAGCCATAGTCTTCTCCTTGTTGGGGCCACCAGTAGCCAAATGGGGTGATGGGTAGCCAGTCTATGGTTTACAATAGTTATCTTTTGTAAACCATCTTTCCTACCAAGTATACGATAGGATGTATGATTTTACACCAGACATTGCCGACAAAACTGTCTTTAGCTCTGCCCTTAGTTAAAATATGTCTGAGGTGTTGTGTTCTCTCTTTTGCGAGAAACGCGCCTGCAGCGGTTAGAATACCGCTACGCTTCATACCATGGACGTATGGTTTGAAAAGCCAATGATACCCGATTTCGTGCAAAGGTGTCAAGTACTTTTTCTGATATATGTCCCATATCTTAATAGCTTTAGCCCAATCGTCAAGCTGTGTCTGCCTATACATTTCCGTGCAAACAATTTTACCTTTGCCGCTGTCATCTTTGCCTGTCGCCGAATCGTCAAAAGATGGTCCTTGTCTAGCTGGAGGGTCATCTCGCTTATCGCCACTTAACTCGCCAGAAGTTACTACGTTTCCACTTCCATCACGAATAGCTTCCCCTGTGCGTCCACTTTTAGCTGCTCTAGCGTTTGGATTACCAGTTTGTCTTTGGGCCTCTGCATCAGCTGCGGCTCTATTAGCGGCTTGGTCTGGACTAAATCCGTCTCGCTCATAAGATTGTGCGTTTCTTTCTTGTCGCTCTCTAGCTGCTTCAGCAGCACGGTTGGCGGCTTCTTGTTCTGGGCTAGGCCCAGTGTCGCCAGCAAATTGAGCATCTTGAGCGGTGCCCATGATGTTAGCGGCATCCGTTCGCGACGTGCTTAATTCATCTGGTAGTCCCGCATCTCGCATTTGTTGGTCTATTGAACCTGTCCTAACAGGAGACCTTCTAGGTGTCTCGATATCCACTGGTGTGGCCATGTCGCTCAGCACCTCTGCCGCTGCCTCCCGTTGGAAATTAGCTACGCTGGGATTCCTATCCTGACGTATTGAAACTGCTATTGGTGTGTCGCCAAATCCAGAAGTAACTTTGTCTATATTTGCTCCCTGAATATAGTTTCCTAAATCTTCTCTGGTTATAAGCCCTCTATCGACTCCACTTTGGAAAGAATCTCTGACTGTTCCATAATTTGGTGAGGGCGAACGTCCTCCAAAGGAATCCATTTGACCGAACGCAGAAACTTCATCAGGCACTGCAGAAACTGTAGGCGCCGCAAGTCCAACTGCAGGAGCTGTCACTGGACCTTCCTGTGTAAAAGGCCCAGTAAATCCTGTTGTAGTCTCAAGAGGAGTGCTTGGTGTGCCTAATGCTCCTGCACCAAAAGCTTGTTCTGGGAAGCTTGTACCTCTATCCATCGGCACACGATTACCTGCCGCATCTACTGTAAACGCAGGAGCAAGTGGCATTCCTGATTCAGTTCTGGTAGGTTGTTGAGCAATCATTTCTGCGAGGGATTGTCCTTTATATTCTATCCCCATATCATCAGCAATGGCTTTTGCCGCAGCTTGAT